AATTTCAATCGTGGATGCAGCGTTTGCCATTATCGTTTTCTTCTAGGCTTTGGGGTAGGTCGAGCGGTTGAAGACTTTTTCTTCTGAAGGTCGCGCTTTCGCTCGTTTTCTTTCTTTCTGTGGGTAGTGACTTCTCGGTCGATTGTCACCAGTGCCGTGTAGACGTCAACCGTGTTGATTTCTGCTCTTCTCAAGTAGCAATCAATGGCTTCTTCTCGCAAGTAGCCAATATCAAAACCCAAATCTCGTCCGGTTGTGTCCAAGTCCTTGAACGCTTGAACCGCTGCTAGGTTTCTCTCGGTCAGCGTCAGATTGTTTGGACAAACTGCACAAGGCGGTTCTTCGTCTTCCTGCCAAACGTTGTCAGCAGTTTTACAACACCAAACCGCTTGGTATCGGTCGCCTTCCTGAATGCCATGCTCTTGCGAGTCACCTAGATAAGTTGCTCTTTCAAGAACTAAATCTAGGTAACTTTTTAATTTCCCTCTTCGTCATCAACTTTCGCCTGAGCTAAACGCATCAGCTTCAAACTGACATGAGTAGCCATCTTGTTCAGAGCAGCGTCTTCTCCAACAAACAGGCTTTTGTTCTCAACGCTGCAATCTTCGTCAAATGACCAGGACTGCACACAAGGCACAAAAAGCTTTCGAGCAAACATAAGAGAATCAATCGTTTGCTTGCCTTTTTGCGTCTTGGTCGCTGCGTTCAATGCCTCAGTCAAAAGCTTTTGGTGAGGTAAAACGCATTGAAAGGTTGCTTCTAAGTCCAGTTCGCTGTCATTGAAATCAATCGTGACTTCATTAGCTCGCTGGACATCAAAAATAGATGGCATAAATAAATTATTTATAGATTAGAGAGAAAGCAGCCGCGTCAGTCGCAGAGGAGCCTTGCGTGAGAGCAAAGTCAACAGAAGCGGCTGCGGCTCCGTCCTGCTCAGTTCCAGAAATGGAAACGCGAGCGGATGGAATGATAATCTGAACAATTGAACCTGCGGTGTCGCCAACCTGAACGCCAATTGCGATTTGCTCCAACCGGGCAAACTGCTCGAAGCGATAGGCTTGTGCTGGCCTCATCACAAAATCAAAGCTTCCAGTGACGGTGATGTCATTGCTGACATAAGCAGCGGCTGGGTACTTGTCTAGGGTCATTTCTGCTAGACCAGGATCACCAAGGTTTTTGCTGACACTCATACTGAAGCCAGTTGCCAAGAATTCGTTTGCTGAAGCAATCAAGCTTCCGGCTGCGGTGTTTTGTGCTGCCAAGTAAACTTGAGCGGCACTGGTGGCGATTGGCTCATAAGTGCTTAGAGTTGCGGCTGGCAAGTGCGGTACTAGGTAGTCAGTCGCGGATACTGTGAAACTGTCACCACTGGCAGCCTGAACCCCAACCGTTGCGGCTGTTGTCGAAGGTGAGCTGATGGTTGCAGCGCCTCCGGTGTTCACCTGTGAATCGCTTGAATCGTAAATATCAACCAGTTGTCCAGCGAAGAAATAATCGGCAGCGACTGCGTTTGAGGCAGGATCTAAGGTGACGGTGGCAGGCGAGGAATCGGTAACAGAGACGTCTGTGCCTGTTGCGTTCACTGGTCCAGAGTAGCGAATGCGAGAGGCGCGACAGTTTGCATTCATCGTGAAAACACCGTCTCTCGTAATGTCTACGCTGAATCCTTCGACAACGGTTCCGTTGCTCACATAGAGTTTGTAGGTGTCTACCAGTTGCGCCACTTGGAAGGTGTCGCTAACTCGGCTGAAGCTATATGTGACTGATGTTCCACCGGAAACCGTCTTAGTTCCAAAGGTCTTGGTCAAGAGTGTATCTTCTGCTGGTTCAGTTCCGGCTGAAGCTGAAGGCTTGACCAAAAAAGGAATGTCAAAGGTAGCTCGCTCGGCATAGTTTACAAAACTTCTGTTCTGCAAAAGCCTTGTGCCAACTTCAGAAATATCTGAAGTGTTGAACGTCTGGCTCAGTGCCAAAGGTTCGGTTGTGGTGAATCCGTCACTTGCGGAAACTGCTACATAAGAGCCAGCAGTGGTTTCGGTTGTGATATACGGTTGAGAACTTCTTAACCGTAGATACCTGTCAGGAATCGCCATAATGTCTCCTTATTATTCGACATCGTTGTCAGTTGTACGGTAAAGAATCTCATACCGTAATGTGGCTATGAAAAACTCACTTTCGGCAGACGCTTGCCTTATCTGCGTGTCAGTGATTCGGGAATCTATCGCTAACCCGTTCAGCGTTTGATCGTTTGCCATTGCTTCTTCAACTTCAACCGTGATGGTGTCCAAAGTGCTTTCTGCGGTGTTGCCTTTGGCTACCGCTTCAATAGACAAATCAAGTGTTCGTTGCTGACGGTTTTGAATGCCAATCTCTAAGCGTTCAATGCTTTCTGAATTCGCGTAAATCAGTAGCCCAGGCAAATCACTGGTTGCGATTGGATAAGTTCTTGAGAGAAAGACATTCGAGCCTGTTGTCGCTAGTCCTGTCAGAACCGTTTGGATTCTTGCTTTGATTTGCGCTCGTTTGTGCGCCATTTAAACGCTCAACATAATCTGAGTCATGCCTGTCCCATCGGGCTGAATCCCTCGAACCGTGTAGCTCACTGCTGAAATGGTCAGTGTGTCGCCATGCGCTAGGCTGGAAACGTCAGCGGTTCTGGCTAGTAGTGTTGGCTCGGTGCTTTCGACTTCGCTTTCATCGACATCAACCGCGAGAAAGTCATTGTCAAAAATCGCCACAAAAGTGCTTGCGTCCGCCTTCGTTACGGTTGAGCCGTAGTCTGCGAGCATGGCAGTTCGATCAGCGGCAGTTTCCACGCTCATTTGGCTTTCGGCTTTCGTGCTGTTTTTGTGGTTCGCGTGGTCACTGGTGGCGCTTCTGCCTCGTCCAAGCCTTTGGCTCTGTTTTCATAGACAACGGCCTTGCCCATGCCAATCAGTTGATTTGCTTCTTTTGGGTCAACGCTTATTACTTGTCCCACTCTCACAGGTCCACCGTTCGCAACGGTTCCTCTGACGATTTCAATCTTCATTGGAAAATCCTTTGAAGTCGTTCGTTATAAACAATCACTCTTTCTGGATTCTGCATTAAGTCTCTTGCCTCAATCCACTTACCTTGTTGGTCTTCCTGAACTCTTGTTGGCTTTTTGTCTAAATCCCACTGATGCCAGTATCGACGGTTGCCCGTGTAGAAATCGACACCACAAATGTGGATTTCTGAGTAGTCAAAAAAGTCTGCGGTCCAAAGTGCTTCAGGTCCGCTAAGTCTGATGAATGGGACAATTCCACCGTGAATGTCTTTGTCTCTTAAATTCTTTGGTTCGTGGTGCACAATCGCTGGTGTGTCGTACTCTTTCAGGTGCGCTACCATTCGGACGTCATGCGCGTAGCACCAGGCGAGTTCCCCAAGAAAAAGTAAGCCGTGATTATTAACTCCGGCTAAGTCGTAAGCTTTTGAACCAATCTGCGCCTTGGCTTTCGCTAAATCGGAAGGCGCAGAAGGTCCGCCACAAAGTAAGATACAAGGTCGAGCAGCACCCCAACCTTGTAACTCGTCTAGTTGATACACTTAGGCAACAGTCACATCCTGTGCGGCTGCGAAGCTTTCAGCGTGAGCAACCGCAATGTCGCAGTCCTGGTAGAAATACAAATTTGTTGTGGCTGTTCCTGCGCTGCCGTATGGGTCCACCAGTACGTCCAAGGCACTGAAGAAGCCCACATACAAGTCAGCAAAGTTCCCGAAAATCAGCGAGTAAGGCGAGGAACTTGGTGCTTGGGTTGTCTGAACAACCGGATAACCCATCAAGGAATCAGGTCCAGACATGATCATTCGACTGTCTGTGCTAGCAGCCACCAAGGTTTGCATCAGTTTGCCGACAACTGCCGGATGAGTCACCCATCGCAGGTTGCCAAGCAGAGCGTTGTCCTGGCTAACTTCAGTCATAATATCAACGACATTGCCATACGTCAGATTGGCGTTGCCAGAGGTTCCACCGGAAGAAACGTCACCGATTCCGCTTGTGCCTAGAATTCCGGTTGGCTCATTACTTCCGCCACCTTTCAGCGCAACGTTGTCGATTTTGGCGCTGAAGATTCGAACCATGTTGTTGCGAATCAACTGCTCTACACTTGGGTCAGACTGAATCATCAGTTCGCGAGTTACGGCTACTTTGTTTGCCAGCAGCTTTGGCGTCATGGTGACTTGTGCGAAGTCTGGCTCGCTATTTCCAACTGAGCCACCTTCCGCAATGAAAGCTGCTGCGGTGCTGGTGCTGATTTTTGGAATTGCCACGTTGCCTTGCAAACCATTCAACACGGTTGCGCCTACTTGCCCAAGGATTGAGGTTGAAATCAAGGCGTCGATGAAGCGGTCACCTCGGTAATCTTCCGGCACAATGTTTGAGCCTGCGCCAAAGGTTGCGCCTGACGCTGTGCTAACCGTTCTGGTCTGCCAGCCGAAATCTGGAACAAAAAATCCTTTCGGTTGTCTGGATTGCTTCTTTGCCAGTTCCTTGCTGACTTCCAACTCAAATCCGGCCTTGCTCCAATCCTTCGCGTCAGCGGCTTGAATCGCTCGCACCAAAGAATAATTGCGCTTTTCCTTTGGTGTGGCGTCAACTGAGAAGTCGATTGGCTTGCTGGTCTTCTTCTCTAAAAGCATGGCTTGAAATTCAGCTAGGCTTTTCTCTTCCTGAAGTGCTCTGAAAGCCAAGTCGTATTCGTTGTGTCGCTTGCCAAGTTCGAGAATCTGAGAAGCTTGGTTGCGGTACTGATTAAGTTGCTCATTGACTTCATGCCGAACATTTACTTCCGGCTTTTGAACCTGCTCTTCCATTTTATTCTCCTGAATTGCAGTTGATTCATTACCGGAAAGATCCGGCTGATAGTTTCTGCCAACTCCGACAGTAGAATCGGCAGGTATGGAAACCATTGAAACCTCCAATGGTTTGAAGGAACTCACCCGATAAAGCGGCTTATCTTTGTAACCGTTCTCGTCTTTGTTCATGGCTTGAATCTGGTAGCCAATCGAAACGTTGCCACGGATGCCATCGACTACGTCACGATAAACTTCTTCCGCCATTGCGTTTTTGCTGAAGCGGACTTGCGCTCGAAGCTTGTCCTTATCCATATAGGCTCGCTCAACAACTCCAATTTGCTGTCTTGCGTCATGGTCTAAAAGAAGTGGCGCTTTGCCTGAAGACATGAATTCCATATCGACGGAAGAAGCATTGTGTTCGAGAACTTCATAGCCAAATTCTCTTTCAACCGGATTCGTTGAACTGATCGACATCATCACGCGACGGTCTGACTCGTCATCCATCATGCGAACGCTTCCGGTTCGGTACTGTGTCTGAACTGGTAAGTCTCGCTTTTCGACTTG